AGTACTGGTAAGAAAAAACGATATGCTGGGCTTCTTGTATGGAAAGAAGGTGTTGATACACACACAATAGATGTAACAGGATTTGAAACAGAACGTAGTGATTCACCGCGTATTACACGGGATACATTAAAGAAATTGATTGAAATGGTCCTTGAAGGTAAGACATACGAAGAAATAAGGACTACAATCCGTGAAGTGATTCGGAAATATCGCAAAGGAGAATATGGAATAGAAGAAATTGGAATACCCGGTGGGATAGGAAAGGCACTTGATCAATATGAAACAAAGAATGCACAGGTGCGCGCGGCTGAATATTCAAATCAATTTCTGGGAACAAATTTTGGAAAGGGTAGTAAACCAAAAAGGTTGTATATAAAAGTTACTCCATCCGGATATCCAAAAACCGATGTGGTTGCATTCGAATTCCCAGACGAAGTTGAAGGAAATGGTTTTATAATAGATCGTGATGTAATGTTACAGAAAACTTTGGAGCAACCAATTACGAGAATTTTGGAATCGTTGGGGTGGAACTGGAACGAATTCGATCCTTCTGTAGAAACATTATCGAAATGGGGTTTCTAAATTGAGTAAAAGAAGAAAATTATAAATACTTTAACACCCAATACAATAGTAGATTATCATGATGGCAATTGTAAACAACAACAAAACAACTATTCTATCATTGTGTTTACGTTCCAGTACGCTTCTCACCACATCGTGAGGGTGTCTTTGTATTGGATTAAAATTTTAGTGCCACCATAGCCTAATCTGGTAAGGCGTAAGTTTGCTAAGCTTATGAATCTTTTGGTTCTTTTCGGTTCAAATCCGGATGGTGGCGTGTTCCGGCGTAGCTCAAAGGTGGAGCGCGGAGCCTGTAGTAATAGCGTGGGTTTCCCCAAGGGGTTTTCAAATAATAATCCTCCAACTTTTACAGGAAACTCCGAGGTTGGGCGTTCAATTCGCCTCGTCGGATCTTCCCGAAAGGGATAATCTGGATTAGACTAATCTGGATTAGTATATAGCAATTTGCAATAGTATATAAATTTAACCTATATAGTGCCGGGGTGGGTAGTGCGGTGCGCTAAACGGTCCTGAATTGTTAAGAAGATTCAAAGGAAAACCGTCGCCCTCTTGGGGTTACAGGTTCAATTCCTGTCCTCGGCGTATCAACTATTTGAAAAATTTGAATGGTTGAGAAGTATGGATGCATGGCAGAATGGCAATGTGAATGCCTGCAGAGCATTATAATTCAGGTTCAATTCCTGATGCATCCTTTTCTTCATAATGATGAAATAACAACTTCTTCATTATGATGAAATTAAGTATCGTGGCCGTGGGACAGACTGGTTGAATCCGCCAGCTTGAGGGGTTGGTGCCGCAGGGCTATAACTCACCGGTTCAAATCCGGTCGGCCACATTGGGTGTGTGTATGCCGAAAGGTTAGGCAACTGTTTTAAAAACAGTCTGAGTGTATGTGTGTTCGAGTCACACCACACCTATGAGAGTGATTGGAACAGTGGCCGAATTCAACGGATTTAGACTCCGTACAAGGAAACGTCGCAGGTTCGAATCCTGCATCACTCATTTGGGTCTGTGTATCCAGAACGGTTATGGAACCGTTTCAAAAACGGTCGTAGAGTAAGCCGGTTCGACTCCGGCCAGACCTATTAAAAAAAGAATTGGAGAAAATTACTTCATCCCAATTATAGAAATCTTCTTTCCCGTTTTCTTTCCATTGATTCTAAGAGAATTATAATCAAAATTCTCAACAGCAGCTTCTTGATGGGCAGCAGCAATAAGCTCGGTTCTTTCAAAAATATCCATGTTGTTTTTGGATTGTTTTCTTCTCTTAAGTATTTCATTTTCTTCTTCTTTTACGTGACTTTTAACAGAACGATGTTTTTTTGTGCATGGCAACGCCTCTTATAAAGTCTATTGATGTGGTTTAATATTTAAATGTTGTGTATAAAAAAGATTGTTTAAGAGTTATTCACTCTTCTGAATTTTCTGAATCTTCGGGATCTTCTTTTCCGGATCCTTTTGAAGAAACAGCTTGTTTTTCTTTTTTCTTCTCTTGTCTCGGGTATAATTCAGGAAAGAACATACTCGTATCATATGATTCTGGTAGAAGTTTATCTTCGAGTAGTAAAACAATAAGATCGTTAAGTGCCTGCCCATAAATTGGTGCTTCTGCGGTTCTTACCGCACTATTAAGAGCGGAGATTAAACGTTCCTTTTTCTGAATATATGTTGCAATTTCTCTTAAGTCTTCTTTAGTAAAAGTTTCAGGTAGTGCCATTATTTTCCTCCAATTTTTTAGTTTTGTTTTTTATCGCTTCTTCGGCTACAACGCGCAGATTCAAACCCGCGCGCCTTCCCTTTTCCGCTAGATCTTCGTCTATTTTTATAACAGATTTGTGGTTTGACATGATTAGTTTAATACCCATATAGTTATTTTTGGTATTATATATAACCAATAAATACCTACTAATATAAATACTTTTTGTTAACACTTTATTATGAGAGAGGTGCTTTTACATGTTTGAGAATGTTACGACATACCTCAAGTCCAAAGGAACTGAGCTTTATCAGAAAGGAATGGAACTCGTCCACGACTCTGAAGCTATCGGTGAGGCAACCCTTGCTGGTATCGGAATGGTAGTTGGAGGCGCGATCTTCATAGTGATAGGTATTTTTATGGTTGGAACTTTGTTCAACAGCCTTCCAGTACTTACTGGTATCATGAATACCACTATGTCCAACGCCCAGTCAAACGTTTCGCTGGCATTTACCTTCCTCGGTATTGCACTTTTCCTGCTCGGCGCAATTGTTCTGCTTCTGGAATTTATTCCGGTTATCAGAATCTTCGTCGGTGGCGAGAGAGCTTAATCCGAATCCCACAGGGGTTTTGACACGGGTATAAACCCGTGTCATATAAAAAATAAATTTTCTATTCCTTGTTTTTAAAATGTTCTTTATTATGACATTTTTTACATAATGTTATTCCATTATTAATGTCCCAAAATTCTGCACATTGTTCTGCTTCTTCGATTGTCGTTATATCATTTTCTTCAAGTATTTTTGCAAATGGTTTGATATGATGTGCATTTAAATATCCACCTCTAATTTTACATTTTTGGCAAATAAAATTATCTCTTTCAAATACTTGTTTAACCCACTCTCTATATTTAAATGATCTTCTAATTATTTTCTCGGTTGGTGATATACCACCTTTCCACCTTGAACATTTATCACCTTTTTTATCTTCACTCATTTTTATACGAACATCCATTGGAAAATGATATCCTAGTTTCTTTTTGTTCCCCAATTGTGCCATATGCATTTTAACATGTGCTTCAAAAGTGTGATGTTCTCCAAACATTGGGTTCTTTTCTCCCATTTTTGATTTACTCATATTTTCGCAATGTTCTTTTATTCTTGGAGGTTTTGGTTTATTTTTTAAAGCAATGCTTTGTTTATGTTTAGTTAATTCCGATGAATGGATACCTTTATTCCAAGGAATTAAACCTTTATGCGATTCACTCATTTTATCAAGAGTGGATTGTGATGCTTTTTTTCCAATATGAGATAATCTTTGTTTTTCTTCCCATATTAAATATTTTTCCGGATCTTTTGGTGGTGGCATATTTATTCTTTTTTCATATGTTTCTTTTTGTGGCATTTAACACATAATGTAATACCATTATCAACATTCCATAATTCTTTACAATTCAATGCATCTTCGATAGTTCTAATATTATTATCTTTTATAATTTGGGAAAATGTTTTTATATCATGATGACTTTCTATGTTACCACCACGCTTTCTACAATCTTTACATGTGTAATTATCTCGTTCAAACACCCCATATTTCCAAATATCATATTCGGGTAATCTTCGTATTGCTCTATCGGGTGCAGTTATACCACCTTTATAATTGTGATGATCCGGTCCACGGTGTGCCGAATTTCTCATTCTAATTCTCGTTTCATCGGTGTGAATATATCCGAGGATGTTTGTATTACCAATGAGAGAATTGCTTATTTTTTCTCGTGTTTTTAAAGAAGATTTGGTTTCAAGTCTGGATTTTCGAATTTTTTTCTTTTGTCTCATCAGATAATTTTACACCCCTTCGTGGAGATGGTTTTCCCATATTAGATTCACTTAAATGTTTACGATGTTCCTTTGTTTTGGGTTTATTTTTAAGTCCTTCGCTAATATGTTTACATTCTTCTTTAGATTTTATGCGTCCCTTATTAGATTCACTTATTTTTTTAGAATGTTCTGGGGATAATGGAATATTTTTTCTTTTAGCAGCAGCTTCATCAACGTGTTCTTTCCACAATCTGTACTTTTCTGTACCTTTTTGTAATGGCATTTTAATAATCCATTTAGATTTATTCCTTTGATTCCCACGCTTCTGAAAATTTCCGTTCTTTATATAAATCAGCAAGACCAGTTACTTGTTTTAATCGTAATACCTCATCGGCATCCATTCCCAATTCACGCCCAATCTTTTCATCACTCCACCTGCGGCGCGCCAATTCTTGTACAATCTCGCTCATGCCCGATATACTATGTTTCCCCCGCGCGCGGTTATGTCTGATTGTGGAAGCCATGCGATCACCACGTCCGGTTCGTTCTTGATTGACTTTAACAATTGGTAAATATCCATGTGTTCTTTCCAAAATACCTTTACTTTCCTTTCCCACTCTTGTTCTATGGAATCCATCAACAACTTCAAAAATATTATCTATTTCCCACGAAACTACAGGTTGTGTATATCCATCTTCAACAATTGAAGTTTCAAGCAATTTCATTTCTGGAGGTGCGACATTATTTGGATTGTAATCGTTTTTTCCAACTATTTCAGATTTAACCCATAATACGAGATCAACGGGTTCGTTTTTCATAGGACTTCCATCGTGAAGAATGGTTCGTATTTGATTTAGTAAAAATAATTGTTCCGACTCAGAATATTTAGATAGTTCTTCTACCATTTCTTTTGTTTTGTTGATTAAATCAGATCCCATTTTTCTCTCCTTTTTTCCATTAATTTTAAGTAATTTTCATATGCAGATGTTTTTGTTGGTGCGAAGGAAAGTGTTCTACACCAGTAATCATTCCGAAGAATTGTTTTACATATTCGTTTCCAAGATGGATGGTCATCAGAACCTCCACAATCACCGGGTTGTGTATCAGGTATTATAATATTTTTATCTTGATACCACTTTAAATAAACAGCAATTTTGTTTTTATAATGTTCTGACGTTTTTGTGGGCATTGAATTAAGAAGGTACATAGAAAATGATTTCCAAGTATACCCCGGTGGTAAAACAATTTTATTGATTCCCAATATATTACCATTTTCTTTTGCATAAATAGATCCCATATTTGCCCCACTAACGCGTGCTACAACTTTTCCCCAAGTATCTGGTTCAATTACATGAAACAACCATAATCCCCGTCGTTGTTCCGGACCATATGGTTCGCATATTCGCATTTTATTGAGAGGTACACCGGCGCGCGCCATTTGATTATATATTTCATTATACGGAAAATTTGTTTTGCCGTGAAATATCCATATATCATCTACATTCCAATCATAGATTGGGAATACGTTACAAACAATATTGTCAACCGTGGTATAACATCTGTTGTCATAAGAATGTTTTTTACCCGCTCCGATTGTTCTCCATCTGTTTAACGATTCGCGCGTGCGAATACCTACAAATGAAGCAGTTGGAATTCCATTGGAATACCATTGAAGGAATGATGGAACAAACTCTTCAAATGTCATAGCGTAAGAATAGAATGGTATCATCGCGGGGTCGGTTATAGCAATAGATGGTGGATGTCTCACCCATAGATTTTTCTTATTGGGTTCCCACGAAATCCACTCTGGTTCAAATTGTGAAACTGCGTTAACGGTTTTTAATGGGATTGCAATCCAAAACGGAATTATGAGATCTTCATATAAAGTAAACATTTTAGAAACGTGATCTATCGTATATTTATATTGTGCTTCCCAGTCTATAAAGAGAACGGCAAATTTACGATTGCGCTTTTTTGCTTCTGTTGCTACAAGATGTAACATTACAGTAGAATCTTTTCCCCCGGAAAAACTTACACATATTTTCGGGAACGTATCAAACGCCCAAGAAATTCTTTGTTGTCCTGCTTCAAGAACATTAATTCCAAGAGGATGTTTCCAAGAAGGCATTAGTATAATATATTATGTTCTGATAGTATATAAAAGAATTTGTAGTCAATTAAAGTGTTTATAATCAGAAATGTGGAGTGGGAGAATAAATCAATTCCTCTCCGTTCTAACTATAAATATTTATTCGCCACGGTGTTTCTTCTTATGACATTTCTCACACAATGTTACACCATTCCCCACATCCCATAATTCCGCGCACACCATTGCTTCTTCATAAGTAGTTATATTATTCTCTCTTATGATCTGTGCAAATGGTTTTATATGGTGAGCATTGAGAAAAGTATTGGTGCGCTTACAACATTGACACGTATAATCATCTCGTTCGAAAACAGCACACACCCATTCTTTACATTGATCCGATTCACGGATTTCCTTTTTGAACGATATTGATTTCTTCTTTTTAAAGAATTTCGGGCATGGTTTTTTATTATATGTGATGCCTGACTTCATTGAGAAAAGGATAGATAATAATACTATTAATGTTTTTGCTTAAGAAGAAGTTGCGGCGGTGGGATTTGGGAAAGACCCTCACCCACTGTGGTCCAATAATTGGACCGTGTTACAAAACATTGGTAGCGACCCAATGCCCACTTTGGCATCCGGATGCCCGTCGCATATACATATACGCGTTCTTTATTTAAATACTTTGTCCTGACATTCCCGACACATGCCAGATATACCAAACTCTTTGATTGATAATGAATCTCTAAAAGAGTCTATACCAATCATTTTGCCACATGTGGTACATTTTACTTTACCATAATCGGATGATAAACACATTCCGCGCGCCACCCTGCATTGATTTCCCATCAAACA